GAATGTTGTTGGCCGGTCGCCTCATCGGGATGAGTATGTGAGGTTGTTGGAGGGTGGTTGGTCGTCGTTGGCGTTGGAGCGGTATGCGTCGTTTCGGTATGGGGAGGACATTCCGGCTTCGACGTTTCGGACGTTCAAGCGGCGTGTTGGGATTGTTGCGCCGCAGGCGTTTGGGGTGGATGGGGAGTCGATTGTTGATGTGTTGGCGTCTCGGGCTGAGTTGATTCGGATGCAGAAGGAGCGGATTGGGATTGATTTGGAGCATGAGCGGTCTATGGGGAAGTTGTTTGGTTCGACTGCTCGGGAGATTGAGGTGTTGTCTCGGTTGTTGAGCGATCACAAGGCTGATTTGCAGGATATTGGGGCGATGCCGAAGGCCGGTGAGGAGGTAACTGTGCGGCAGGTTGGTGAGGTTGCGGAGGTGTTGCCTCGGGCTGTGTCGTTGGCTGATGTGTTGGGTGTGGATCCGGCTGATGAGTTGGCTGCAGCGAGGGCGTTGCACCTGCGTTTGGTGACTGACGGTGAGGAGTCTGTGGATAAAGTGTCAGGATTGTCGGGCTGAGACTTTGGTGCCTGTAGACAAGCGGGTTTTTCGTCACTGTCTGTGAGATTCTGGTTGGTTGAGATGGCTAGCCGTTCGTAAGACGGTGTGGCATGATTGTGCGATGAGTGCAGCGAAACCGTTCAATGTTCGGATGGAGCCTGATCTGCGTGAGGCGATCGATAGATTCGTTGCTGCTGACGGTGTGAGGAATGCTTCTGTATGGGCGAGAGAGGCATTGGCTGGTGTTGTTGCTCTGGGTGGGTTGGAGGAACTGAACCGTTGTCTTGGTCAGACTGGTGATGAGATGCCGTTTGTGACGCATCCTGCTCGGTCGTTGGCTTTGCAGGCGTCTCGGAACAAGAATGTCGAGTTGTCGGGCGACTGCTTGCATCCGCTGACTGCTCGCCACGATTTGCCGTTCGGTCAGGTTTGTCGTCTTTGTGGGGTGCGAACCAAGTGAGTTTGTTGCTTGAACGCACGTCTGCAGATGAGGCGATCGAGCTTGCTTGTAAGGCGCATCTTGGAGTGTGGGCTGAACGGAAACGGGGGTTCACGAACAGTGCTTTGCATTGGGAGTGGTCGGAGTTGGTGTCGTTGCCTCGCCTTTGTGTTGTTGCGCCTCGTGAGCACTCGAAGTCGGAGGTGTTCACCGTCAATCAGGCGGCGTGGCGGTGTACCTACGAGCCGGGGATTTGGGTGTATGTGTTCGCAGAGACTGGTGATCAGGCGACTGCATTGAAAGCTCGTATTGATACGGCTGTTCAGGAGACTGCATCTTGGTTGTGGGATGGGAGAATCAAGTCGAACACGATGATGTCGCAGTACTCGAATTTCAGTATGGTGACTGTTGCTGGTGCGGGTAAGGGTGTTCGTGGTGCTCACCCTGATCTGATTCTTGGCGATGATGTGTTGTCTGAGGGTGGCTGTTCTACGTCTTTGCAGCGTAAGCGTGTTGAGCAGTGGTGGTTCGGTACGATTGGCGGCATGTCGCATCCGGGAACGTGGCGGTTTGTTGGGTCGGGGAAGGTGTGGATGCCTCCGACTCGGGTGCATTTGGTTGGGACGCCGTTCCACAAGGCTGATTTGTTGATGGGTATGCGTGATAACCCGATGTACAGGTATCGGCGTTATGCTGCACAGTTCGATCCGTCTGATCTGGTTGCGGGTACGCTTGCGGTGGAGGTGTCGTGATGGATGTGGTGTTTGAGACGTACAGGCGGGCTGATGGGCGTTGGGGGTGGCGGCTGACGCATCGGAACGGGAATGTTGTTGCGGTGGACGGGTCGCAGGGGTACGAGCGGCGGATTGATGCCGAGAACATCGGATGGAATGTGGTGTCTGGGTGTTATGACGTGATGATGGGGGGTGGAGATGGCGTTGACTCCGAAGGGGAAGAAGATTCTGCGGCGGATGAAGAAGCATTACGGCCCGAAGGTGGGTGAGCGGGTGTTCTACGGGGCTGCGTGTAATGGGACGATTCGTGGGGTGACGACCAAGCCTGTGTGCAAGGCTCCGGGTCCGCATCATCGGAGAGCTGGGCGGCGTCGGTGAGTGGTGTATAGTTCTGCTGCTGACTCTCCCCGATCAGCGTTCTGAGGTTCGTGTTGTGTGCCCCGCATCCGCAACA